AGGGTATTTTGGTTCTGTAATTTGTAATCACATAAAGACTGGTGAACCTTACCTTGGCTATTTCTGGCGGCATGCCAGTTAATACATAAAAATATAATAATAAAGGGAGATTTATAAATAATGGATAATGAAATTGAAAAGCGTAAATCATTATTGGTCTTCAGTGTTGAGCTTCTTTATAAAATTGCTGATTTAGGATGTCTTGAACAGCTTAATGAAGTAAGACCGGATAGGCTGAATCCGGGAAGGCGTGTTTATTATTTTGATTATGATCCAGCAATTGAGAAAGTTATTAAAGAGTATCAAGCTTTAAAGCAAAAGGAAAGAGCTGAAAAATCTTCGGCTAATGGTATTGCAAAAGCAGAGCCACTAAAACCTTTATCATTGTCTGAAGAGGATAGACAGGCCATTATTAAGGGAATTGTAGAACAACTCAAAGACAATAAAAATGAGGTAAATAAAGTTGGATAAATATGTTGCAAAAATTAAGAAAGCTGAAACGGATAAAGAGATAAGATATATTTTAGAGTGTTTTTACGTTGAAAGTATGCTTAGTGAAGACTTTAGAAAGCAGATCGGCGAAGCGATAAAGAAAGATGAGGATGAAGATTATGAAAACAATTGAAATATTTCTGAGAAGTCATAAAATTATTAAAGCTATTGTGAGTAATGAAACAGATATTAATCTTGCCAGAATCAAGAATTATGATGTTGTAAATATTCATGGTGCCAAGAATTGTAGCTTTGACACTGAAATGATTCAAGTGATTGATGTTATTAAGCAGGATGATAATGATTCTTGCAATGATATGTCTGAGATAGCTTTTGCCAATATGAATGAGCAATTTCAGCATGATAGTGAGAAAACGAAGGGTGCTACATATAATGCTGAGGAAAATCCAGAACTAATTATCCATCGTCCAGAACAGGGTAGATATACATATATAGATGATAAGACTTTCGATAAAGGGAAAGAAATGTTTAAAGATATGCAAAACAATGCTCAATATCTTATTCAGGAAAATCTTCAAAAACAGATGGAGCGGCTTCAGCCTAATTTGAATATTCCATTGGTTAAGAGATAATGGGTGATGTGAATGGAAAAGGTTAAGCGGAGTAGGAAGGATAAAGAGATTTGTCATCGAATACTTGAATATCAATTGCTGAATTATGTTATCAACGAAGAGATAGGTAAAGTATTTGAAATAGATAAATCAATTGTAAAGAACACAGAGGAGCAAGGGAAAATAAACCTTGCTTCTCTTTTTATTTAATACAGTCATGTATACTAAAAAGGTGTGATTAAAACGTAGAAAAGTGAAGGGAGTGAATTTATAATGATAGATGAAAAGCAGATTCAAGTAATTGAAATGTTATGTAGTGGGGATTATACAAAAACCGAAGCAATGGATAAAGTTGGTTTACATAGAACGACTTATTATAAATGGATGAAAAATCCTGAATTTTTGGCTGCGCTGGACAAACGGCTACAGGAAGTCAAAACCCAAGCGCAAAAGGACTTCACTTCTCGGTTGCTTCAGGCAGTTGAAGAGTATTGGCTTATTTGTACTAAGTGTTCTGATGTCCGTACTAAAGAGAAAGCTTTAGCAAATTGGATTGAAAGATCATTAGGCCGCATTGCCAACACGGTTAATATTTCAGATGATCGGCAGGATGAAGATGTTGATATTCTTGCAGCCTTTGAAAGTGTTGTAAATGAGGATAAAGACGATAAAACAGAAGAATAACCTATGTAACATAATCACTTGAATATGATTACATCAAACAACAGGCGTAATAAGCAGTAAATATCATGAATATAAGCACAAAATATGTAACATAAATGTTGACACGATTTATGTTACATTGTATAATGTAAGTATCAAATATAAAGGGGCTGAGTTCATGATATTTGCTTATTGCAGAATCTCTACCAGTAAGGATACTCAAAAGACTGATAGACAGATATTAGCAATAAAAGAGTATGCTAAACAGAATAGTTTTGTTGTCGATGAATATGTAGAAGAAACAATGAGCGGCAAGGATTTGAACCGACCTAAATATAACGTTATGAAAGATAAGATGCGTAAAGGCGATATTCTGATTATATCTGATATTGACCGCTTGGGAAGAAATGCTGATCAGGTTATTGCAGAGTTCAAACATTTTAAAGCCCTAGGTATTAAGGTAGTAGCTTTGGATACTCCCTATTTAAATCAGTGGGATACCATCAAGGAAGACTCCATGTATGATATGGTAACTGATATACTTATCACTCTTAAAGCACATTTGGCACAGCAGGAAAGAGAGAAGTTAATATCAAGAATCAATCAGGGTTTAGATGTTGCTAGGTTGAATGGTAAGACATTAGGCAGACCAAAGAAAGTAGTTGATGATAAGGTTATTAAGGTTTATCACAGGGTGCAGCAGCATGAGCTTACAAAGGTTGAAGCATCAAAGATATTAGATGTTTCAAGACAACATTTTGATAGATTAATAAAGCAAATAGAGACAAAAACATAAATTGAAAAATATTAATATGAATATTGATAGAAGGTTGCTCCTGCAAGGGGGTAGCCTTCTATTTTTATGTTTGGCGGTTGGCTGGGTGGGTTAGTTACAGAATTTCCAGCAAAAATATAAACCCATATATAACAATTGTAAATTATTGGGAATGATCGTATAATACGATTAATAGAATAATTTTAGGAGGGCTGTATATGGATTTATCAGAAAAAGAGAGACTAGTTCTTTTCAACCAGTATCGCATCCTAGAAAAATTATATCCAGATGAAGAAAAGGACTGTCAACTAGCACAGAAGATTCTTTTAGATGGCTATGAATTGGAATACGATGGATTAGTTGAAATGATGGGGGATGTTTCAAGAGAAGTATGTAATGAAGTTCTTGACATACTCCAAATGTTTAGAAGTTTATACTTTTCCTATGAAAAGCTAGATGATAAATTAGGGATAGATGAATATGATGTGAAATTTCAAGGCTTTGATGGAAATGAAGAAGGTCAATATTATTCGTATGCTGAGTTCTTTATATTGGATAAAAGAAGATATGAAGAATTCAGTAATTGTGAAATAAATAGTCATTGCAATAAATTACCTCAATACAGAGATATGTTAAATGTTTGGAGACAGTTTAAGCGTTATTCTTCTGACTTAACTAAAGAACAAATATTAAAAACATTATCAAAATAAAAACTCTATACAGAAGATTGGAACAAGGCACCTTTGTTGGTGCTTTGTTTTTTTATTCCTGAAAACAGGAAGAAGGTGAGACAAAATATCAAAACAGAATATTAACACAATTGAAAATACTCAGTTACTTTCAAAGTATCTGATTAAATATTATGGTGAAGATCAGGCAAAACAGCTTCTTCTTCAAAATAAAGATAACTTATTTGGTTATCATGGTTTAGCTTGGAGCCTTGGTAAACGTTCTTTGGAATTCTTTTGCATGTACTTCTTACAGTCAATTTATTCAGGAGATGGTAAAGCAGAACTAGCACAAATTCACATATCAATGTGGCAGGAAGTTCAGAATATGATACTGAATAAATCCCATAATAAACAATGTTATATTCTCCCTAGGGGCTTGGGAAAAAGTACAGTTATTACATTGGCTGTTGCTATTTGGTGCGCTTGTTATCGTTATAAAACCTTTACTGTTATTGCATCCGCTATTGGTGATACAGCGGAAGGCTTTATTAGAAATATCAGAATGGCCTTAGAAGATAATACGTACATAGAATCAGCTTTTGGAAAATTGTTTGATCCTAAAAAATGTATTTGCAATAATGAGAAAATTGAATTGATGAATAAAACACTTATCCAAAGCGTGAGTGCTGCATCCAGTTTGCGTGGTAAAGCCTATAACAATCGAAGAATTGAATTGTTGTTATTGGATGATTACCAGAAAGCAGATCAAATCATAACAGATGAGCAACGTTCAAAAAAATGGAAACTGTTCAGTGATGATTGTAATTATGCCATGCAAAAGGATAATTCAACGTTGATTGCATTGGGTACGCTTCAATGTAAAGAAGATTTCTATGATCGTTTGCGTAATTCACCAGTATGGAAAACACGTCAAGAGCGTGGTGTACTGGTTGATAATGTAGATGATTTATTTAACAGCGGTTTATGGCTTGAATTTAAGAATATTCTCATGGATAAATCAAATGAATATCGGTTAGATTTTGCAAAAGAGTATTATTTGCAGCACAGCGGAGAAATGCAGTTTCCTATGTTATGGCAAGAATATTGGAATTGCCTTGATATATCCTTGCTTTACTATGAAAACCCTATTTCATTTAAACAGGAGATGCAGGGTGATATAGATAATATTGGTACTCGAAGATTCAACACAATTGTTACTGAATCCGCAGTTGAGATTGAAAATCATAATTTCCAGAAGACGATTCTTTCTATTGATCCAGCAGGAACAGCCAGAACAGGCACTAAAAGAGATTATTATGCCTTTTGTGTGCTGTCTCAAGCTGATAATGGTGTAAATTATGCCAGAAAATCAATCATCAAGGATTTTGAAATGGATGATTATATTAAGCTGACTGTTCAAATTTTAAAGGATTATCCAGATATAACGCATTTGAGCATAGAAAAGAACGTCTATTCCGGTGCTGATGTTATCAGAATTCAGGAATTGATTGATAAGAATGCAGAATTAAAGCACAGAGATATAACGATTATCAATAAACCCAGAACAGGCAATAAAGATAACCGTATTAATGCTATTGTCGGTGATGTCAATATGGGACGAGTGGTCTTCAATGAAGAAGATCAAGATGCTATTCAGCAGCTTCATGATTTTTGTGGTTGCCGGTTTAGTATCCACGATGACTATCCTGATTGCCTAGCAGATGCTTTGGAACAATTGCCACAAATAAAGAAAACATCAAAATTAAAGGTAATACCTTTATCATTTTTAGGCTTATAAAGGAAGTGAAAAATTGAATATAAATGAAATTATTACAAATATGATTAATGACTTTCATGGTCATAGTGATATATTCGCAAAAATGCAGAGGTACTATGACGGAAAGCATGATATTTTAAGTACATATAAACATGAACCAAACAGGGCGAATAATATTACAGTAGTTAATTACGTTCATAAATTTGTTGAAGAGGAAATCTCTTATTGTTTTGGAAATGGTTTGACTTATATCAGTAAATCAGGTAGTGAACAGGAAATCAACGATATAAATTATCAGTTATCCCATTGGAATAAGAACCACAACCAAGAATTAATGCGCCAGCTTGAGATTTATGGTCTAGCATTTGAGCTGTACTATATAAACGAACGAGGGGAGTTTTCCTCAAGAATACTGAATCCTTCGAATTCGATAGTTTATTGTGATTCTGATAATGTTCCACAGTTGTTTATTCATTTCTATAAACAGCGGTATGACAATTCTGAATATTATGATATCTATTATCCTGACAAAATTGAAATATATCAGGATGGGAATTTGATTAATACAAAAGAAAATATCTTCTCTGGTATTCCTGTTTCTGTTTGTTATTTAGGAAAAGAAAAGACTATTTACAGTAAAATAAAGAATCTCAACGATAGCTTGAATCAGGTAATGAGTGATCAGATTAATGTTATTTCTGATTACAGGTCGGCTTATCTGGTTGTTACAGGTGCTGATGTAGACGAAGAAACAGCGGAATTACTTAAAACCAAGGGCATTCTTAATCCAAAGGGTGACGGCAAGGTAAATTGGTTGATGAAAGAAATGAATGATTCGTACATCCAGAATATGATTACGGAAATCAAAAAAGATATATATGAGACTTGTGACCATATCGATGCTCAGGAAAAACTTCAATCTAATACCAGTGGAGTTGCGTTGCGTACAAGACTAGTGTTCCTTGAACAGCGGTGTAAAACTGTATTTGATGCAATTTGTAATACAATCACTGATCGAATGTGGTTTCTATTTCAGTATTTGAATCTGAAAAATCTTACATATGATTATAAGGATATAAAAGTAACTTTTAATCCTTGCATTCCGCAGGATATCTTAACAATAGCACAAACAATCAGCCAGCTTGGAGATAAGATATCTACCGAAACGGCGCTAAGCCAGATTCCTTGGGTTCAGAATCCTGCGGAAGAAATGGCTAAAATTCGCAAAGAGCAGGAAGATGAACAAGCGATTGATTTGTCAAAAGTGGGATTAACGAATGAATGATGAATTGAAGAAAGACATTCAACAGCTTGAAAAAGATTGTACCAGTAAAGCGAAAAAGCCTAAACAGGAACTTTTAAAGGCTTATAAAAAAGCGTTGGATGATATTCAAAATGAAATAGCTGGAATTACCCAAAGATATGAAGTAGATGGAATCTTGAATATATCTTCTAAACAGCGGTATAGTGAATTAAAATCATTGGAAGATAAATTAGTAAAACAAGCAAACCAATTAGGAACTTTGAATGTAAATAAGACTACAGAGCTTCTTACTGATGTTTATTCAACTTCATATTATCAAACAGCTTATATTATTGATAAAGGCATTTCAGCCAATATCGATTTTTCTATTTTAAGGTCAGAAATGATTGAAGCTGCTATCAATACTCCAATTGATAAACAGACTTTCAGTGATCGTATCTGGAACAACCAGAAAGCATTGACAAAGCGGCTTTATAATGATGTTCGCCAAGCTTTAGTTAGCGGTAAAAGCCCTGAAAAGCTTGCAAGACAGATTAAAAAAGATTATGGGGTTACTGCTTATCAGGCAAGTCGGTTAATTAATACAGAGACAGCCAGAGCTATGAGTATGGCACAGGATAAAATATATCAGAATTCCGATGTAGTCCAGAAAATTATGTGGGATGCAACACTTGAGGGGAATACATGTGAAATCTGTGCTTCTTTAGATGGACAATACTTTCCTAAAGATAATCACCCTGACAATCCAAAACATCCTTTATGCCGCTGCTGTATCATTCCTGTAGTTGATGAATGGAAGCCGACACGCAAATTGGAGAACACTAAAAATTCTGAAACTGGTAAGAAGACGGTTATTGATTATACAACTTTTGATAAATGGAAAGCATCAAAAGGAATTTAGGAGAGTGACATATTGTCAGAGTATAAAAAACCACAGCCCACACAAAGGGCGTTGAATAAAGAAAGAAAACGTGAGCAGTTTGATATTGATCCTGTAAAAGACTTTATTTCAGAGAAAAATAGAGTTGCATTTGGTCATAAATGTGATAAGTGTTCTAATAAGTTTCGCTGTCATAAGTGGTATGGAGCAATTATTATAATTTGCAATCGATTTGATGAAAGAATCGCATTTAATAAACCTTATAAAAATTATAAAGCATAAATCTAACTCAGTCATCTTTTTGGATTGGGTTATTTTTATATAACAAATTAACCGCACTTTATGGTCTTAACCGAACGTAAAGGGCAAAAGGAGAATAATTAAATTATGGAATTTAAAGACATTATTACGGAACTTGATAATCATAAAGATTCTGAGGACTACAACAACTATGTCACCGGTCTAATGACAGATGATAGAGTAAATAAATATTTAGAATCTGAAAACGGTAAAAAGGCAATTCAGCCAAAGCTTGATACTTATTTTTCAAAGGGTTTGGAGACTTGGAAGCAAAATAATCTCTCAAAACTTGTTGATGAAGAGATTCAAAAGCGAAATCCAAGTACTGATCCAAAAGATATTGAACTAAACAAAATCAAGTCTCAGCTGGAGCAAATGAAAGCGGATAGTCTTAAAAAAGACTTAACCGCCAATGCTATCAAATATGCAACGACTAAAAATCTTCCTGTTGATATGGTTGATTTTTTGGTTGGAACAGATGAAGATAGTACGAATAAAAATATGAAAGCCTTTGAAAAAGCATTTCAGACAGCGGTTGATAACGCTGTAAATGAAAAGCTTAAGTCTTCAGGACATATTCCTTCCAATACCGAACCTTCAAATATGGATGGTGTGGAGAAGGCATTTTACAACAAAAACCCACAACTTATAAAACATTAAAAATAAAGGAGATTGATAATTATGGCAAATGAACTTCAGACAAGATATTCAAATTTGGTAGATGCAAAACTTAGAGCAGAACTAGTTACTATTGATGCTGGTACTACTCCCGTATTTAATACAGATTACGAAGGTGAACCTAAAGCTGGTGCCGTTAAAATTCCTGTGCGTGATTCAGAAGTAGCTTCCGGTAACTATGATCCCATTACTGGTAAAGAACTTACCTCCAGTGATACAACTTATTTGACTGTAACAGACTTTCATGATGTTGCTATCAATGAGGTAATAGACGGATATGATGCAGCCGCTGTTCCAGATAATAAGATTGCTGATAGACTTGATAGTGCTGCCTATACAGGCTCAAAGATTTTGGATCAGGATGCTATTACTACCCTTGAAGCTTCCGGTACAGAATCCACTAATACAACTGCACTTACGAAAAGTACGGTCTATGAAACCGTTGTAGATGCAATGACTGCCTTAACGGTTGCTAATGTGCCGATGACAAATCGTTTTCTTATTGTTTCACCGGCTACATACGCTCTTATGCTGAAGGATACCACTAACTTTATTAAGCAGTCTGATCTTTCTCAGCAGATGGTTGCAGAGGGTTATATTGGTATGTACAGCGGTTTTGCTGTGAAGGTTTCTAACCTACTTGCCGCAAGAACTGAATTTATCGCCGGTCATAGCCGCTGGTGCCATAGAATTAGGGAATGGATCGTTGCACCGAGAATTCAGGATTTGAATGGTGATGGTAAGCATATTGGCGCAAGTGCTGTGCAGGGGCGTTGGGTATATAAACATGCTGTTAGTAAGGCCGCTGCTGTTTATATTAAAGCAAATGCTCCAAAAGCTTAATCTATAGCTTAATCTATAATAACAGTTAATCGGATGGGACAGCCTATTGACTGCCCCTTTTGATTTATTAAGGGTGTGAAATATGAGTTTAACAGACTTAAAAACAAAATATCAAACAGAAATATTAGATATTAGAATCTTGTTGTCCATATCTGGCACAGACACTTCAAATGATATTCCTATTGCCTTATCTGTTGATAAAGCATACAAGGCTATTATGAAATATACAGGATGGGATACATTCAATTCTGACTATATTACCGCTGTATATAATTTGACTACAGCTTATTTTAATAACGATACTGTAAATTCCAAATCAGCAAAAGGTGAACGGTTGATTACTCAGCAATCACAGGGAAGCAGGAGTGCAACTTATTCCAATGCAACCATTAGTCTTGATTCTGATGGCTTAACCAACGAAGTCAAAGCCGCTTTACCTTTACCAAAACTGAAGGTGCTGTAATATGACTAACTGGTTTTATGATAAGCAGATTCAGGTTATTGGACAAGGTGAAGGATATTTAGATGACAGCGGTATATGGCATAATGGAACTGAAACTGTTGTTAAAACAATTTCCTGTGATATTCAGCCATACACAAAAGAATTAGCTTATAAAGATTATGGCTTTACGGTGGATTGCACTAAACGTGTATTTTGTGAAGTTGATTCGACTTTGCAAAATGGCATAACAGTACAGTACAACGGAGAACGTTATAAAATTGTTAAGCTGATTGATTGGGATAATTACTATGATATTATGCTTGATAATAAATAAAGGCGGTGGCTTGTATGGCAATGACCTATCAGGAAGCAATTAAGCTGAACCATCAGAACGCATTAAACGCTATGGAGAAAGCGGTCATCATGGTTGAAGCTGATGCAAAGCAGCTCTGTCCTGTTGATACAGGTGCTACAAAGCGCAGCATTACCCATGAGGTGGAAGATAATCCAAGTGAAATTGCCGGTTATGTCGGTGCTTCTACTGAGTATGCATACTGGGCAGAAAAAAATCAACCTTTTCTTGAACCGGCTATTGACCAGAATCTTTCAAAGATAAAACAGATGTTTTCTGAAGAATTGCAAAAGGTGAAATAAGATGAATTCGTTAGCTAAATATGAGGTATTGCGAAAATACATTGTAAATGACAATACCATAAAAAGTCTATTGACTGTTCAGGTTAATAGCAAAGACATTGTTTGTGTGTTTACAGCGGAAAAGCCGGAAAAAATCACAGCGGACAATTATGTCATTATCAAGATGAAAGAATTATCCGGTGGTTATATTATGGCTGATCAAGTGGAATTTGATATTATCGGCAAGGATTTATCAAAGCTTTTATCTGTTAAGGACAGGCTAATTGATCTAATTGATGATCCACGAAATACAAAAGCAATTAAAGATGAGAATATTACGATACTAACATCTGAACTTGTCAATGGTGGCGGTGTCGTAAAAAACAATGAAACAAATAATTTCAATGTGATTGTTTATTTCAAAATTCAAACAAAAGGAGAGTTATAGATTATGGCTTTAACAACTGAGATGAACACTGAACCGGTGATGCTTGGTTCAGGTGAATTGTATATTGCAAAATCCAAGGATGTTACGAATCTTGCAATACCTACCGAGGAGGATTTAGCAAAATTTGTAAATATCGGAGCAATTAAAGAAAATGCAAGTCTTACTATCAAAGATGATTTTACAGATGTCGAATCTTCAAATAGAGGGGTTGTTGATAGTTGGCTTAAAAAGAGAGAAGTTAAATTTAAAACTGGTATTATTACTTTTAATCTTGAAAATCTAGCTAAGTTTATTTATAGCGCCGATTATACGGACGATACCACAACAAAGACTAAGACAGTAAGTATTGGTAATGAAGTCGGAGACAAGTGTTATCTGAGATTTGTACATACAGATAAGTCTACAGGGGACACCCTAACAGTAAATATTCCTCAAGCTAAATTTGCCGGTGAACAAGAATTTGAGTTTGGTGATGACGCTACAGTCACTAACTATGAATTTAAAGCTTTGTCTACTCAAATTAATGGTAAATCAAAATACTTCATTATTGAAAATCATTATACAACAGCTTAATAAAAAGGAGATAAATAAAACATATGGCAGAGATTATAGATTTAGCAGCATTGCAACCAGAATCATTAGATATTAAACTTCCCAGCGGTACTGTTTATCAGATTCCAGCTAGTCTTACGGTAGAGAAAATGATTAAACTTGAGAATTTACAGAAGAAAACAGATTCTTGTAAATCACTACAGGAAGCAACGACAGTACTTCAAAACTTTGCATTTGAGATTTTATCCCTTGATAAAACAAAAGAAATTACTATGGATACTGTGAGAAAAGAATTATCTGATCTTGTTCTGTTAAGATGTTTATCGAGCCTTTTCAATGATTTTATGGAAAATTCAATTAAAGGTGCTTTACCTACAGAAGAGTTCGCAAAGCAAATAAATAAGCAAGTCCCAAACTGCAAACCCCCGTTGGAGAAGAAATAAACTCCAATGGGGTTTCTTATATCATGAGGGATATTGTACTGGTTGAAAAAGAGACAGGAAATTCCTTTGAACAGGTAATGAAAATGCCTTATATCGTTTATTTATGTCACTTGTACTGGATTCAGCAACTTAATTTTGAAAGTTATCAAGATCAATTATCTCTATTTGGTTTAGGTGCTTCAAGACAAAAGGAACAGCATGTTACTGAACCAGATATGGCGAGAATTCTAAAACTAGGAGGTGGTGGTTAATGCCTTCTGTAGATTTAATGACTTATAAGCAAAAGATTGAATTAGATGATTCAGGATTTAATTCAGGAATGACGAAAGCACAAGGAAATTTCGACAAGTTTAAAAGCGGATTAGGAACTGTTGGCGGTGTTTTGGGTAAAACAATCGGTGCTGGCGTTACTGTTGCCGGTGGTGCTCTTGTAGCATTTGGTAAAAAGGGCATTGAAACCGCTTCTGATTTGAATGAGGTTCAAAATATTGTTAATACGACTTTTGGAGGAAATGCGTCAAAAATAAATAATTGGGCAAAATCAGCAGCTACTTCTTTTGGAATGAGCGAATTATCAGCAAAACAGTATAACGGAATCATGGGAAGTATGCTCAAGTCAATGGGGCTTACAGGGAATCAAGTTTCCGATATGTCAACTAAAATGGTTGGTCTTGCCGGTGATATGGCTTCATTCTATAACCTTGATCCTTCTGAAGCATTTGAGAAGATACGGTCAGGCATAAGCGGTGAAACAGAGCCGTTAAAACAGCTTGGCATTAATATGTCGGTTGCTAATCTGAATGCTTTTGCTATGTCACAGGGGTTGGGTAAAACCTATGACAGCATGACACAATCAGAGCAAGCAACATTAAGATATAATTACTTATTAAATGCTTCTAAAGATGCACAGGGCGATTTTAGTAAAACGTCTGGCAGCTTGGCTAATCAGATGAGAATAGCGCAGTTAAAAGTAACTGATTTGGCTGGTGCATTTGGACAATCGTTATTACCAATGGCTAATCAAGCATTAGGCGGTATTTTAAGTTTTGTGAATCAGTCTCAAAGTGCGTTTACAAATTTATTTACCGGTTTTTCTGGTTTGCTGATGGGAACAAAGGGAGCAGAAGAACAGTTTACAAGCGGTGCAACCACATTGATTAATAGCTTGGTTACTGAAGTTGTTAATATTACACCGAAAATTTTAACTGTTGTAACAGCGCTGTTACCAGCGGTAACAACGGCTTTAATGTCAAATTTACCTACGCTGATTACAGCGGTTATGGATATATTCCCTCAAATATCCAGTACCCTTTTATCCATGCTGCCAATGATATTAAATTGTGGTGTACAAGTCATTTTGAGCTTGGTGACCGGACTTGCATCCGCATTACCCCAGCTCATCCCACAAATCATAAATACCGTCATAACCATGGCGAGTACATTACTTGCCAATGTAGATAAAATTGTTAATGCAGGTTTGAATTTGCTGATGGGGTTGGCTCAAGGGTTAATAACTGCCCTACCACAGCTAATAGCCAAAGCACCAATAATAATTCAAAACTTGGTTACTGCAATTACAAATAATTTACCTAAAATTGTTGAAGTGGGTATTCAGTTGATTATAGCTCTTGCTGGTGCCTTAATAAAAAGCATCCCACAGCTTATAGTAGCTATTCCGCAAATAATTGCGGCTATTGTAAATGGTTTTGCTAATTATTACGGTCAAATGGCTAATGTCGGGTTGAACATGATTAAAGGTATTTGGAACGGTATTAGTAATGCTGCATCTTGGTTATGGAGCAAAGTAAGTGGTTTCTGTGACGATTTAGTAAATAGAATAAAACGTAAATTAGGAATCCACAGTCCATCTACCGTGTTTGCAGAACTTGGTGATTATATGGCGCAAGGACTAGGAATTGGATTTACTTCCCAAATGACTAATGTATCAAGGCAAATGCAAAAAGCTATTCCCACAAGTTTTGATTTCGATATATCTTCAAATATTAATCGGCAATTTAGTGGTTTAAAGAGTAATTTGCAAATGCAATCTTCTTCTGGTTATGCTGTTGCCAGTTCACCAATTAACCTAAATGTGGAAATGGGTGACATTACTGTACAGGGTAACGCCGATGAAAAAGTATTGGCAAAAATTCAGCAAGCACAGAAAAATGCTACCGATGAAGCTGTAAAACAGTTTAAACAGACTTTTACTGGCATGGATTTAGCAGGGCTGCAAAGGAGTTATGTATAATGAATGCAAAAAATGAAATACAAGATATAATTTTGAAAACCATTGAACATATTGTTGACCGCAAAATAGAAAAATCCGGTTATGTAAAATTGAAACAAGGACAGATTAATGAAGTCTTTGAAAATAATAAATATTCAGTTAAAGTATTGGGGGCTGTGCAAACAGTCCCCTGTTGTATAAATCAGGTTTTTTCAAAGGGAGATATAGTTTATTTGCTTTTGGCAGATGGTAGTATAAACAATATGGTCATTATTGGTAAGGTGGTGACTTAATGTATTTAGTTCAGCAAAAGGATATTGATGTAGTAAAACAACGTGTTAAAGAATTATTCTGTAAGATTGAATTGTTAAATAGTAAAATGCAATGTATTGATGAATTATCAGGAGAATTGCTTGATGGAAGTGTTTCCATTGATACCACTTCAGATATTAGACGAACTTGTAATCTGACGTTCTTTGTTAAAAATAGAAGTTATCTTACTTATGAAGATTCAAAAATTTGGTTTGATAAAATGTGCCGTGTTTTTATAGGTATTAAAGCTATAAGAACACAAGAAATTTTATATTATCCGCTTGGCCTGTTTTTGTTCTTAGCGAATAGCTATAAGTTTGATGCTACAACAAATTCATTAACTTGTAAGTGTGTTGATCTTATGGCGAAATTTACAGGAACGAGAAGCGGATCAATAGCGGAAAAAAATATAATTATATCGGCAGGAACTTCAATCAGAAGTGCTATGATTAATATTCTCGAAAAATCAGGCTTTAAAAGATATATAATTGATAATATAGGTTCAGAATATGGAGATGCCATAAATCCATATACTGGGTATAAATATTCTCAAATGCCTACAGATTTGAGCTTTTCAGCGAGCGATAAGATATATACTATTTTAGCAAAATTGCGTGATATCTGTTCTGGATATCAGATGTATTTTGATCAGGATATTTTTCGTTGTCAAAGAATACCTACATATCAGGATATGGGTATAGAACTGGATGAAAATCAGATTGAAAAATTAGCATTAGTAATTTCTGAAGAAAGAACCAACTCGTTTGAAAATGTAAAAAACATTACAGATGTATGGGGTAAATGTATTTCTTCTGATTATTTTACATCTGAATGTTCTAATACAGGAAATCAATATAATGTCGTATTTCCTAATATTACTACTCTTGAAAACAGTAAAATATATGGTATTCAAATTATTTCCGATAATTTGTCTAATCAAACTATCAAGGTTAATTCACTGAATGCTTACCCAATAGTAAAGGATGATGGGACAGCTATAGAGGCTGGTACATTGAAAGCCGAAACTGATTATTGTTTTAAATATAAAGATTCAATGTTTTACTTGTTAGGGGAATCTCAGATTCACGCTGTTGCTATGTTGGTTTCTCAGCAACCGGATACTGCAAAAGACTTGGAATATCAGTCAAAATATGGCTGTCAAAAGATTACATATATTATAGATAGCCAAAGTTCGTTTACTGTTGAGAAAATAGGGGAAATACTTGATGTGAAAAGCGGTGGAGATTACGACAACCTGTACTCTGACAGTTTGGCAATTCAAAAAGCCATTGATGAGAATTATAAAACATCATATCTTGAGGACAGCGTTACCCTTACCATGCAACTTGTTCCATGGATGTACGGCAATTGCAAAATTAGATACAAATCCCACATTACAAAAACTGTAGATACATATTTGGTTAAGAGCATTCAGATGCCGATTAAAGAGGGAACAATGACTGTCCAGATGGTAAAAATGAATGATACAGCGGCTTAAACAACAGTTTAGGCTGCTCTTCTTTTTATGCAATTTTTATTGTGCTTTAATAATATCCGGATGGGTTTACATTTTTTATGCAATTTATTTTTATAGTGAAAAAGGGTAGTTGATACGCTGATTTTACACGGTGGGAATTTGGAATCGAAAGAATTTATGAAAGGATGATAGTAATAAATATTAATGCAATGTTTTCAGAATATCCAGATGTAGTAAGTGTAGATGAATTAACTGATATGTTGGGTGTAGGGAAAAATACAGCCTATAAACTCATTAATGATAACGTTATTAAAAGTATTCACATTGGAAGAATCCATAAAATACCAAAATGTTATGTCATTGATTACATAATGAATGCAAATTGAATACTGTGATTTTTTAACCTACTATGATATAATATTTATGTCAATAGTAGGTTATTTGTCATGCAATGAAGGAGGATTAATTTAAATGACAGGTAGCTTACAACAAAAGAGTGGCTATTATTATGCCGTGTTAAACTATACAGACGATAATGGGAAGCACAAGAAAAAATGGGTGAAAACAGGCTTGGAAATCAAAGGGAATAAACGTAAAGGCGAGCTGTTCCTAAATAATTTGCTTGTACAGTCCAAAGATGAAGATTTTAGAAGTTCTTCTAAGGTTATGTTCTGTGATTTTATTAAACAATGGATTAAGAACAAAAAAGGTAAAATAGAGCTTTCAACATGGGAGAGTTATGACATGTATGCGAGAAAGCACATTATCCCATATTTTGAAAAACTAAATCTTACCTTAAAGCAAGTAACACCTAATCACATAATGAACTTTTACAACTATGAATTTGTAGGTGGAAGATGTGATGGAAAAGAGGGTGGACTCTCTATTCAATCCATTCGAGTGCATGGTATTGTTATTAAGGAAGTTCTAAACGAAGCAGTTATTAGAGAACTGATTTATAGAAATCCTGCATTAAATGTACCTTTGCCGAAAAAAGAGAAACAAGAAGTCATAGGAACATTTCTTGATGCAGAGCAAGCAAACACAGTTCTTAAAGCATTCCGAGAAAATAGACTTCAGACTTTAGTTTATATGACTTTGTATTATGGATTAAGGCGTAGTGAAGTTTTAGGCTTAAAGTGGGGAGCAATTGATTTTGAAAAGAATACCATTACTATTCAACACACGATTGTCAAAAACCTTACCATTGTAGCCAAAGACAAAACGAAGTCACCATCAAGTCATAGAATGTTTGAATTGTTACCTGAAATCAAGGATATGCTTCAGAAACAGTATCGGGAAATGTTAAAAAACAAGGCTTTGTTTGGCAATACGTTCAATGATTTAGATTATGTTTTTACTTGGGAAGATGGAAGACCTTATAGACCTGACTATATAACACATACTTTTCAAAAAGTCTTGAAACAGAAAGGTATTCCTATGATGAGATTTCATGACCTAAGACACAGCACAGCCAGTATTTTATATGATAAAGGATGGTCACTTAAAGATATTCAAGTTTGGTTAGGTCATTCAGATATCAAGGTTACTGGTAATATTTATACTCATATCACGAATCTTAGAAAGCAATCAATGGCAAAGAATTTAGAGAATACATTTAGTCTTTGATACTAAATGTGTTAGAAAAGTGTTAGAACGGATTTTTAGCTGAAAAACAAAAAAATTCAAAGACAATAGTGTTAGAAAAGTGTTAGAATAGCTCCTCAATTACCTATATGAATAACTGTAATACTGTAATTTGAATAGCAAAAAACCTTCAAAAACGGCGGTGTAAGCCATTTTTGAAGGTTCCTTATATGGTGGAGCATAGCGGGATCGAACCGCTGACCTCCACACTGCCAGTGTGGCGCTCTCCCAAAGTATCGGGTGTGCACCACCACAAAACCCAACCCGCATATGTAGATATTTACTCAGCTGCAGAGAGTTTATTGAAGCTGTAGTAATTTACGACGCCACCGCAGGGTGCGATTCTTCATTGCCGCTGATGCTGTCAAGACCATTCAGAAATTGCTGCACATTCAGGTTCAGCTCGATGTCCAGTTTATAGCCTTTGAATACGTTGACTCTCTTGATGATGTAGTTCGCGATCATCTTCTTGACTTCCATATCGCTGCCATCGAAAATCTCCGACCATG